TCTAAAGATTATAGTCCTACTAGACAAAAGGATATTTGATTGTTATGGATAATAATTATGATTCAATCGATAAAGCTTTGAATATTGATAGTGATATTGTTGAGTCAAAACCGATCAAAAAACCAGAGATTATAAAATCCAAAGATGATGATATAGAGAAAGATTATGTCTATAGTCGTGCAAATCTTTACTCCCTCATAGAGAAGGGTCAGGAGGCAATTAACGGCATTATGGAAGTAGCAGGGGAAGGAGGTAGTCCTAGGGCATACGAGGTCGCAGGACAGTTGATTAAGAGTGTTGCGGATACTACAGATAAGTTGATCGATTTACAAAAGAAACTTAAGGATGTAGAAGACGAAACTAAGAAAACTACAAACAATGTTACTAACAATGCAGTGTTTGTTGGGTCTACATCAGAACTTCAAAAAATGCTTAAGCAAGGGTTTCTAAATAATAAAGAATGAACTATTTTTCTATAGATGAAAAAGTGTAAGCAAGGATATTATTATTGTTATACTGATGAAGTATGTAAACCCATTCCAAAAGGTTTGAAGATGACCGCTAGATTTTCTGGTGGTGGAAAAGAACCAGAAGAAACTGGCATTGGTGTGCCCACAAATGGTAATGGAGAAAGCACTAACAGTAATGATGGAGATGGTGGTGGTATGAGTGAAGAAACCATCGTAGAAAAACTTAATGGTAAGTTCGACTGGGGAAATAAGTCAGAGTCTGTAGAGTACTCTGACTGGAGAGATGATTTCAAAGCAACTGAATATGAGTTCGTTGATATTATCAAACCAGAACCACTGAAAGGTAAAACACTTGAAGAGAAGAAGGAAGAATCAAAAGTCGGTGGTGGCAATCTAAAAAAACTTACTGCAAAAGCAGTAAGAAGAGTTGATGCCGATGTTGATGGTGATGTTGATAGTGTAGATATGAAGTCTCCAGAGACTGGTGAATTTGTTCCTTCACCTGATGGTAAGAAACTAAAACCTAAAGTAAGGTTTGAAGATACTTCAGATTGGGGGAGTAAACTTGGGATTGTTGATGTAATTTTATGAGTGACGTATATCTTGGTAATCCATTATTAAAAAAGGCAAATACTGCGATTGAGTTTACAGAAGATCAAATTATTGAGTTCTTAAAATGTAAACAAGATCCTATTTATTTTGCAAACAATTATATTAAAATTGTTTCTCTCGATGAAGGTTTAACGCAATTTCATCCATATCATTTTCAAGAAAAATTAATTCATAATTTTCATAATAACAGATTTAATATCTGTAAGATGCCTAGACAGACCGGTAAATCTACTATTGTAGTATCATATCTTTTACACTATGCACTTTTTAATGATAGTGTAAACATTGGTATTCTGGCAAACAAAGCATCCACTGCTAGAGAACTGTTAGGAAGATTATCAACTGCATATGAAAACTTGCCAAAATGGATGCAACAAGGTATTCTAGTATGGAACAAAGGAAATATCGAGTTAGAAAATGGCAGTAAGATATTGGCATCTTCTACATCTGCGAGTGCTGTCCGAGGCATGTCGTTCAATATCCTCTTTCTCGACGAATTCGCATTCGTCCCTAATCACGTCGCTGATTCCTTCTTTGCATCTGTTTATCCTACTATTACTTCTGGCAAAAGCACAAAAGTAATTATTGTATCCACACCACGTGGTATGAATCACTTCTACCGTATGTGGCATGATGCTGAAAGAAATAAAAACGAATATATTCCTACAGAGGTTCACTGGTCAGAAGTTCCTGGTAGAGATGTAGTTTGGAAAGAACAAACGATTTCAAACACATCAGAAGAACAATTCCGAGTCGAGTTTGAATGTGAATTCCTTGGTTCTGTTAATACATTAATAAATCCATCAAAACTCAAAACTTTAGTATATGAGGATCCTATACAAAAAAATGCTGGATTAGATATCTATGAAAATCCTATTGAGGATCATAATTATCTAATTACGGTTGATGTTGCTCGTGGACTTGGTAATGACTATTCGGCATTTATTGTTTTTGATATTACAGAATTTCCTTATAAAGTAGTTGCAAAATATAGGAATAATGAAATCAAACCAATGTTATTTCCCAATATCATATTTGATGTAGCAAAAGGTTATAATCAATCTTGGTTATTGATTGAAGTAAATGATATTGGAGAACAAGTTGCGAGTATTCTTCAATATGATTTAGAATATGAAAATATTTTAATGGCCACTATGAGAGGTAGGAATGGACAGATAGTAGGAACGGGATTTTCTGGTAAAAAAACTCAACTTGGAGTTCGCACAACTTCTGCAGTCAAAAAATTGGGATGTTCAAATCTCAAAACTCTTATAGAAGAAGATAAATTATTTACTCCCGATTATGAAATTATATCTGAATTAACAACTTTTTCACAGAAAGCAAATTCTTTTGAAGCAGAAGAAGGTTGTAATGATGATTTAGCAATGTGTCTTGTAATATTCTCCTGGTTAGTAGCACAAGAATATTTTAAAGAGATGACCGAGAATGATGTGAGAAAAAGAATATATGAAGAGCAGAAAAATCAGATTGATCAAGACATGGCACCATTCGGATTTATTGAGGATGGAATTAATAGTGAAACAACTTTTATAGATGATTCTGGAGATAGATGGTATGCAGATGAATATGGTGATCGTTCATATATGTGGGACTATAGGTAATGTCCATTGATGACGAAATAGAACTGGAGCATTTATTATTTTTTGATCGTAAATGTAGAACATGTGAAAAAGTTAGAAGTTTGATGGATGATTTTTATTTGACTCGAAAAGATAGAAAAACATTAGTATCATCATATTCTTATGAATGTAAAGAATGTACAATCAAAAGAGTAAGTAAAGGTAGAAAGAGTAATTTGCAATGGGAATATCCTGATTGGTGAGTATTCATGTATCGTTTCCCCATTAGAAATACCCCTTTTCCTAAATATTTTTAGGTAAATTGGATGCGAGGAAAAAGAAGATGCCACTAAATTTAGCATCTCCTGGTATTGTAGTAAGAGAAGTAGACTTAACTGTCGGTAGGGTTGACCCAACCTCCAGTGGCATTGGTGCGATTGTTGCACCTTTTGCACAAGGTCCAGTTGATCTTCCTACAGTAATTGGAAGCGAGAAAGACTTATTAGATGTCTTTGGAAAACCATACAGTACAGATAAGCACTATGAGCACTGGTTAGTTGCTTCTTCTTATCTGGCATATGGTGGGGCACTTAGTGTTGTAAGAGCAGATGATGCTGGTCTTCAAAACGGTTTTGTTGGTGCTGCATCAAGTATCAAGATTAAGAGTATTGAGCACTACGAAGAATTAGGATACGATGAGAATACAATTTCTAATGTAGTTGTTGCCGCAAGAAATCCTGGTTCATGGGCAAATGGATTGAGAGTTGGAATTATTGATGCTAAGGCAGATCAAATTCTGTCATTAACTGCAGCACCTGCAGGACTTGTTGTTGGAATGGGAGTTACTCAAACAATTTCCGCAGTACTTCCTGGAGCAGGAACTACTTCGGTTCTTGATGGATATTTAAAAGGTATTGTAACTCAGGTTGATGGTTCAGATGCTTATATAAAAGTTCTTGAGCATGTCTCCGCAGCAGGAACTGTTACTGAAGTAGATTATCAACCAGCTGGTGTTTATGCATTCTCCGGAAGTGATAGTGTAGCAATTCACACTAGTGGTCAGGCAGTATCATACGCAACTACGACTGTTACCACACAAAAAGATTGGTTCGATCAACAATTACTCACATTAACTTCTACATCTACTGTTAAGTGGAATCAACTTGCAGATCGTCCAGGAACTTCTGAGTATGCAGATGCAAGAGGTTCTAGATTTGATGAAGTCCATATTGTTGTAATTGATGGTAATGGAGATATCACTGGCAATTCCGGAACAATTCTTGAGAAAAGTCTCTCGATATCAAAAGCAAAAGATGCTGAATTCTCTCTAGGTTCTCCTTCATACTGGAGAAAGTTCACTGCAAATAGTTCACAATATATCTTTGCCGGTTCAGCACCAGCAGGTATTGTAACCACTGGATTTGCAAGTGGTGGAACTGGATTCGATCGTGAGTCTGATGTTGGTTGGGATCAAAATGCAGAAGGCATAACATTTGGAGCAATTGGTAATTCTAATAACACATTAGGTGATGGTTGGAATTATGATGGAGGAGGTAACGTAGAAGATGTTGGTGCATTAAGTCCAGGTTTAAATGGATTAGTTAGTGGTTACAAATTATTTGAGAATACTGAAAAGTATAATGCAGATTTCATTCTTATGGGATCTGCAGGATATGCTAA